TGGGGCTATCTCCTTCTCCTTCTTTGGATAAACTTAGGAAGGCCACCATTAACTGGGTTCTTCAACCTTTAAAGGCTAATACTGAAGATCGCTATCTTAATAAGCAGTTTTGGCTAGATCAGAGTGATAATCTGATGTATGCTGGTAAGGCAGAGGGTCTTTCTGATACTCGAAGAGCCAGAATGCCAGCATTCTTTGAGACAAGTAATCAGGATTTACCAAGTTATGCTTAACAACAATGATTTAAGGCCAGCTTATGCTTTTGCTTATGTAACTGAGCCTCAAGAAACTAAAAAAGAAGAAGAGGTTAATTTATCGCCTACTGTTTTTAAATGGTTTTGGGTAGCTGTAGCTGCAGTTAGTACTGCTTTTTCATATAATCAAGCACAAAATGCAGCTAATAAAGCTAAGAAAGCTAAGGAAAAAGCTGTAAAGGCAGCAAAACAGGCACAGCAAAAGTTAATTGATACTAAGCAAGAGTCTCAAAAACAAATAACTGCTCAAGAGAAAAAATTCGATCAGCAAAAAGCTTATCAGGCTCAAGTACAAAAAGAGACAGACGAAGCATTAGCTCAATCAAAAGCAGATACATTAGCTGCACAAAAAATGGCAACAGAAGATATTGGGTATGCTGAACAACAAAGTAAACTTCAATTAGCTGCTAATAAAGCACAATTAGAACAACAGCTTGCTTTAACAGAAGGTGCTGAAGAAGAAGGTCCATCAGTAGGTCAACCTGGAGTTTCTTATACACCAGTTAAGAAA